CTCATACTTCACAGTATGATGCGGGCTCACTTGGATCCAGGACTAGTTACCTTGACCTCGAAAGAGGTATTCAATGGAATCATATGACTGCCCTAAAGAATTTAGGATCATATGATATTAGCTAGAAAAAGGGATTCACCCTTTCCTGTTATTCTCTTTCGCTCTCCCTGTATGTGAGGACTTTCCTCTCATACCAGTGTTTCCTTTACCTTTACCTTTTGAACGCTTTGATTTCTCAAAGTGTTTAAAAGGAATTTTACAATCACTCCAACACGGGGTGAAAGTATTTAAAGGTAAAGAACTTATCTCTCTGTCTACCTCACGTCAGTATCTTATAAATCTTTCCGGTAACCTTACAACAGGTAATCGGTTAGATGTTATAAAATCCATGATAGGAGGTAGAACATTGACAGCTCCATTGACCACTGTAGTCATGGCCGCTAAGAAGCCTTCCACAGTTTCCCAGATAGGTCTTCCATCTAATTTATACCTGTCTACTAAATAATAGTATTCAGCAACCCATGTAGATCTGGTAGAGTTCACATGTTTCATACATAAGTTGAAACTTGGGAACTCCCTCCAGAGTACTGGTTTAAATAAATCAAGACGGAAGTATATCGCCAATTCAAGGAGACTCCTGCAAAAGAACGCAGGTAGTCTTGAAAGTACATAATGACGGTGAAAACCGTGGTCCGTAATCGAGCGTCTATCGAGTTGCAGAACCGAAAGGAACTGATCTCGAGAGATTCGATCGCGAATTATGTCCTTCGTAGCAAGTTTTCTTGCTACCTTGTGCAATATATCTAGGAATTGTTCTAAAACAGTTCGATCGACAGTAAAATCCAGGATTTTTCCTGGTCTAAAGTTGATTGAATGAGTCAGAACACCAAAAGTTCCTAGTAGCGACCAAAGGACTCTATCTCTTACTCTCTCAGATTTAACAATAAATTTGGGAGGATTAGAGAATAGAGACTTCAGTACATCACTAGTGAAATGATATCCTTTACCATGAAGATCTACGAATAGGTTTGAAAGATATGCCGGTGACTTAATAGCCATCGACAGACCTTTCATACCTAAAGGAGTATACTCACCATGGGGGCCTATCAACCTTTTACAGAATTCAAATACACCGCGAGGTGATTCGAGTCCTTTAGAAGGAGATAGTTCCAATCCAAGCTCAAGCATAAGTGACTTATAAGCCATAGCAACCTCACGGTTACTAATGACTATATCATCACCTAATAGAGCATACTCACTAAATCATCCCTTGGAACCACAATTAAATGCGGCAACTTGGACAATGAAATGGTGAGTAAGTGCTAACATATTGAAAGAAGAAAGACAACCCATGGGTTGTCCTACAGAGTAAGAAATGAAAGTATCTAAATTGAACCTTAGATCCTTACATTGATACTCCCTTCCGACCAATACTGCTTGTCAAGCATTAGCAATATCTTTCCAACTTTGAGAAGAAATTTGACAATTTCCAATTAAAGAAGAAAATAAGCTAATAACTTGAACCTGTAAATCGATAGGTAATCTATCGGTTGCAGCACTCAGATCAAAAGAATAAACATCGGACTCTTGTTTAATAAGAAGATCGATTGGCTTACCTTGATCAAAAGTACCATCTTGAGGGATTTCCTTCAAAATAGTACTAATTGTATCATGTAAACCAGATAAAATCATTTGTGTTCATCCATCTAAGATGGCGACCACTCTGACTTTACCAGCAGGCTCTAAAAGGAAAGATAACTTACCAAGGATAAATGCTTTAGATTTGGATTTCTCCAAATACAAAGTACGAACCATGGTAATCTCATCTTTCAAAGTCTGATAAATCGATGACTTATCAAAATACTGTGCAAGTACACCTAACCCTAAAAGCACTCTAGGTTTAAGAGCTAATGCGTAAGCATCGGCTGGTAAACTAAGATATGCCTTTTTATGATTAGGTCCTGCATTAACAGACACGATTGTGTGCGATAGCTTCATAGTTCCTTTTGGGAATCATAGAGCCACAGCAGCCAATTTCAAAGGATTAATAGTACGACTGAAACCTGTAAAGGGATCAGAAATAGTATTAAGCTTTAATTTTGGTTTACAATCGAGTATTTTGTAAAGAGACAAGACCGATAGGACGGCCCGAATTGTGACCTGATCCATCTCACGAATTTTAATTCGGAGTGGACCAGGAATAAATTTCGGTAGTCCTTTGATTAGAGAGACCAACACACCCTCAGAGGTCAAACATGGTTGACCAGCAATAAATTTCTGGACAACCCGTGTCGACTCTTTAAGGTATGGAACAACAAAGTTAGGACCGGATTTCTCAAAAAGAAATTCAATCCTTTCTAACATTGTTCAATAGTGTTGGGGTGAGCTAATGGAGAAAATCCATGTAATAACTTTAAT